CCTCCACCTGTTTGAATAGTACCCGCAGTCAAATCTGCTCCTTGTGTTTCACCTACTAATAATGCATCTCCGTTATTCGTCCAAACAATAATCTGAGGTCTTCCATAAGCCATTAACTTCAATTGTGTTGTCATCTCATTAGTTAACTTCTTTAAGTTCAATACCACTTCTTGTGAAAAGAATGTAGTACCATTATCTCTAGATGAGTTTACAGTTTCAGTATATGCTGATGTTCCTTTTAATTCATAAAAATACGCTGTTGTTGCTGCTGGTAGGGCAGTTACCTGTCCACTTGCGTTCTTTGTAAAAGATGATGTAGTGTAGTTGATGAAGTAAACTCCTTTCAAACCACCGATACTCTCTTTACAAACTTCGTTTCTTCCAGCTGATAAATTACAAGGCATCTATATTAAATTTATTTGTTTGTTTATATAACTTATTAAAGAGTGAGGATTACTCCCCACTCTAAAGATTTTTTATTAGTAAGCTCCGTAGTAAACGATGTCTTGTCCGATACCGAATTGAGTACCAGCAGTGTATCTCATAATTACTCTGTAATTTTGAGAACCATCCAAGTCAGCCATGTCTAATACTTTAACTTCATTATGGTCAGATAATAAACCTGTACCGAAGAATAAGTTAGATTTTTGTGCTGCTACGATTTTGTTGTCAGATAAACCAGGACAAAGAACGATTTCAATACCGTTGAAGTTGAATGGTTTCTCACCAACGTTCATTGTATTGTTCCATCCGTTTGCTCCTACTGCTCCACCTGCTAATGCTTGTTGGTAAGCCTTACCTACGTTAGTTGAAACGTAAAGTAAAACGTCTTCCTTACCATATACTGCTGTAGGGATAGAGTTAACTACTGAATCTAATTTAGATAATACGTTAGCTGAAGTTACTGAACCAGAAATCGCACCTGTGTGTGATGTTGGTGAAGAAGCTCCTGCTGCGATTACTGAAGTAGAAGAAGATAACGCTACTGATGCAGAGAATGCTGCTTGGAAACCACCGAATTGTCCGTTAGTTGCCGCAACACCTTGCCAAATAGAAGTTTCAGTTGATTGTGCTACGAATCCACCAACATAAGAGATTAAATAATCGTTGAAGTTAGCAGGGATTGTATCAAATGCTGAATACCCTAATTGTAATGCTTCCCAAGAATCTACGAACTCTTGCTTACATAAGCTCAAGTTAACTTGCAATTCTTTTGGTTCTAAAATTCTTTCAGTTAATGCTACTGAACCTGTTGTAGTGAAATCACAAGTTGCGTTAGAAACGATGTCTGCTAACTGAACTTTTTGGATTACACTCTTAAACTTTACATTCGGCATAATGGTAACATATCTGTTATCCAAAGTTTTTGCAGAAAGTAAAGCCGCGCTGATATACTTACCAGCGAACTCACCAGCATAAGTTGTAGTTATTGCTGGTTGCCCTGTTGTGAAATTTTGTTGTTTTCTCATTTTTAAATGATTTTATTTTTTTTAGTTGTATAATTTAGATAAGAACGAACCTTGTAAGTTCACTTCCTTATTTTTATTTTTTGGTTTTGCGATAGAGAACTTTTGCTCTTCAATTGGAGCTCCGTCTAATTTAGGAGTTTTGTCTTCTTCCATTACTTCTTCTGTTTCGGCAACTTCTTCAATTGCTTCCATCTTAGCGATTCTCTTTTCCATTTCTTCAATTCTGTAAGCCATATCTTCATACATCTTCTTCATATCAAATGGAGAACCTTCCTCACCAGCTAATGGTTCAGCTTCTTCTTCAATGCCATCACCTGAAGGTAATTCCTCAGCTAATTCTTTTACTTTGTTAGCTTCAGGCTCCATAGTTGCAGAAGGGATAGGTTTAACCGGCTCCATTTCCATTTCTATGTTTTCTCTTTCTGTGATAACACCATCTTTAGTGATAACTTTGAAAGGAACTTCGTTACCTTCTGTATCTTTTAATACTAAATCATGTGTACCATCTGGTGCAGGAGCTTTACTTCCATCTTCAGATATTACTTCTACTGCTTCACCCACATCAAATGTAGGAGATTCAACGATAGTTCCATCAGCCAATCTTGCGTATGTCATCTCTACTTCTTCCTTTTTAGTTAAGGAAAGCATTGATACTATACGGTCTAATACTTGTTTTGAGTTCATAATAGTTTATTTTTTCTATTGTTTAATTATAATAACAAATTTTTTTATATTTGTATCAGTTTTTTTTAATTTGTGAATGATGCAGAGTATAAATTGTATAAATTACTTATTTCTGTACTCTCCAATACTCTTTTATAAAATTGAACTGCACCTATACTGCCTGATAATGGTTGTATAGGATTTTCTATAGGGTTATCATTAGTTCTAGCGCCTATAAATGTATTTTCAGTATTATCTAAGTTAGTTATAGAACCTGCTCCTGTAGAATCTCTTACGATTAAAGGAACTGAACCCGATATACCATTTATGTATAAATTGATTCCATCAGCTAACGCACTTCCATCATAAGTTGCAGTTAATCCGTACCATTGATTTGCGTTTAACGAACCTGAGGTTTGTTTTATCAATCTCCCAGCTCCATCTTGAAATAAATCTAATCCAAAACATCCATTATCACCAGATGGTGGACCTATTTGAGTGAATCCCATAGCATATCCTGTGAATGAGTCTGGGAAACTTTGTTTAGAAAATACTTGAGATACCGTATTGATGTTACGGCTTCTAACCATAGCAAAAATACTAAATGGCCCACTACCAACATTAAATACAGATTGATTTGAATTAACAGCGTAACCTAATTCAGAATTTAATTGTATTGCATTATTAGAGTAAGTGAATGAACCTGATAAAGTAAAATTATTACCCCTTCCGCTTATATCGGTCCACAATGTACCAGTGCCTGGATAAGATGATGCAGTAGCTGGATTTAATTCCAATTCTAATACACCTAAATTTGGATTACCAAAAACTATTTCACTGCCTCTATATATTGATGCTATGTTACCAGTTCCAATGGTTAAGTCTGATATTAGTGTATTTCCTAAATAAATTGCCATATTATGCGAATGTAAGGTTTGATGATGATAGGAATGTATGTGATTTATAATCTATTGCACCTGATGTATATGTTGTTTCAATACCACCTGTAATAGTAAACGAACCAGTATTGATATATGCAATTACTATAATACCACTACCTCCTGCTCCACTTGCTCCGTTGTTAGTTCCATCTATATTTCTGAATGAACCTCCACCACCACCTCCGGTGTTTGCTCCACCTGCAGTGCAGTTTGTATTATTTGTTGGTCCACCTCCGTTACCACCACCACCTGGTCCACCTAATCCTGCAGCTGTTGCTTGAGCGTATGTTCCAGCTCCACCGCCACCACCGTAGAATACAGATGAACCTGCTCTTATTGTAAATGCAGACCCACTTCCTCCAGCTCCACCTCTACCATTTGGATATGAACCATTTGGTGCAAAGCCTGCTTGGCCTTTACCACCACCACCGCCACCACATGCAGTTCCACTTGCTCCTCCACCACCATTGTTTCCTTGTAGTGAACTGATAGTTAAACCATTTGTAGTATTGTTATCGGATTGACCCCCACCTGAACCTCCGTTATTTCTAGCTGCATTAAATGCTTGGTCGTATCCAACTCCTCCTCCACCTCCACTAGCAGAAACAATAACACCACTTCCTGTGAATGATGAATCCTGACCTTTTCTACCTGCAGGAGCTGCTGAATTGTTAGAACCTGTTCCGGCTGCACCAGTACCTACGTTTACAGCGTAAGTACCAGGTGTTAAAGATAATGATGATGAATAAACAACACCACCTGCTCCTCCGCCTCCACCTGTTCCACATCCTCCACTACCTCCACCTGCAACAACTAATGCCATTACGCTAATCGGGCCTGATGATACGGCAGTTGCTTGTTGTCTAAAACTAAATGGTGTAAAAATCATTATATTAAATTTTTAACGTTAGCCAAATACAATGCTGTTGTATCAAATGAAATAAGTGTTATCACATCTATACCTGTTGTTGAAGTAGGTGTATATGCGCTTCCGCTTATTTGTTTAACTGATGATGGGAATGTTACCGTTCCACTACCAGTCGTATTCAATCTTATATTCACTGTCTGACCAGGTCTTATATTTGTTGGGTTTATGTTTGTCGCTACTCCACCTACTAATTGTAATGTGAAGAAGTTTCCTAATGAAAGGTCTAATGATGCAGTATTAGAAGATATACTCAATGCTATAACATCACCTAATACTGAACCGCTTATAGTTTGTCCAGCTTTAAACACATTACTTCCTGTAGTAGCAAACGATGAAGTTTGTGCAGTTGTTACATAAGGTTCTGAACCTTCAATAAGGTATAATGTATTTGGATTAGGAGTGATAACATTAAATGATGCACTTCCAATGTTTACTATATTTCTAATTGCATTTGATGCAGTATAGAAAGAACCTAAGTTGCCAACTAAACTACCACTTAAACTACCACTTCTTATTGTTGGTAATGAACCTGTTATTGATACTCCCCTAGATGAACTAATAGATGCAATATCTGTGTTGTTTTCCACAAATAAACTACCGCTACCAATTCCTCCATCTGTTCCACTAACGATAAGGTCTTTAATGATTGCAGTACCATTGATTCTTAAAGCAGAAGATGTGATTGGTAAGTTACTATAGAATGAACCACTACCTTGCGGTGTAGTTAATTCAAACGAGCCACTTCTAATTGATACTACAGGTTGGTTTAAAGGTCCAACTATTACCATCGGTCCAAATGAACCGGTTGATGATATATTATGTGCTACGTTTGTTCCTATTCTAATCAATCCTGCCGCTATACTCGCAGTACCTGCTGCATTGTTTGATGCTAGATTACCAACATTGATACTTAAAGTTGCAGACCCGCTAGATGCAGTTTCTACAATTTGTGATGTGAAAGCAGAACTTCCTGTAGCCCACACTGCATTTACTTGTGTATTCACAACTGAGCCAGATAATCCTAAAGATGTGTGTCTGTTTACACCTGTAGTAATTCTACTTAATAATCTATCTCCACTTGTATCACTACTTCCACTAAATGTTTGTAATCTTATTGCTGTTAAATCACCTGTCGGTCCAGCTGCTTGGCGTGTTAAATCTAATGATGTTACTATCGCACTTGCAGTAGTATCTAATACCGTTTTAATGTTTGTTGTCCCAACACCACCTAAAGCAGGAGCATCAACTTCTAAATTTATATTTGAACCAGTCACTAATAGATTTCCACTAATGATTTGATTTCCTACAAATGTATTACTTCCTGTTGTTGCTAATCCTAATTCAGATAATGTTTGTGGTATTGGTTGATTAGTTGCATTACCTATAAATAAATGTCCGCTTTCTAAAGTTGGTAGAGTTGCAGGGCCTGGGTTTAATACCAATCCTTTACCTCCATTTCCACCCTTAGTAACTACACCTAATAATTGTGTGATTGAATTACTTCCTGTTGGTCTAGATGTACTATATCCTCCACCTTCAGCAACATATATTGTATCTCCAGCTACATAGCCAGTTAAATCTAATCCTTCTATCAATCCTAATACAATACCTTTACTATCTTCTGCTGCTCCTATTGTTTCGCTCGCTATATATGTAACAGGCATTTCAGTTGATACCGCTGCATCTGCTTTATATACTATTGCTTTAGCACCTTGTGAACCAGAAATGTATAATGGGTCACCTTTAGTTATCGCTTCTCCTGTGTATATTTCTTCTACTATTACATTTACAATTTCAGCGTATGATGCAGTTAATGCAAATGATGCAGTTGCTATACTTCCTAAAAGGAAAGATGCCGTCTGTGCAAATGATGCAGATTCAATAAGACCTAATAAGAAAGATGCAGTTACCGCTTGTGATGCACTTAGTGCAAATGATGCAGTTGAAGCCTGTGATGCACTAATTGCAAATGATGCAGTTTCAGGAACATTACCAGCGTAAGATGCACTTAGAGCCTGTAAAGCGTAAGATGCACTAATGGCAAAAGAAGCAGTTGCAGGTACATTCAATGCAAAACTAGCAGTTACTGCGTAAGATGAACTCAACACCGTCATTGAAGATGTTGATGAAGTGTTTACTTTAAGATTGATTTCATTCTGTAAAGTACTTGCACTCGCACTCAATTGAGCATCTGTTGCAAATGTAGCATCTAATGAAGAACTAAAATTCTTTAACTGAGATATAGATGAACTAAACGATGCACTATCTGCATTGTAGCTAATCTCATCTACCATACTATCAATCATATTCCCATTGAATGTTCTTAATAGAGTAGGTGTAATAAATCCTGTGTTATTGTTAGGAAAACTATTATTGTTCTCCGATGTAAGGGCTGCCTTATTTAATTCCGCCATATTTTTATATTTTCTTTTATCCTAATATGTTAAAACCATTATTGAATCCATCACTAAATCCACCTAATGGTACAGTTGCAACTTCCGTTACTCCGATACCTTGCTCTAATAAAGCTCCATTACAACATTTTCTGCTATAAGTTTTACCATCTAAGCACATACATGCTCTTCGGCTATTCTTTGGTGAACTCAATCCTCTAGTCGGACCTAAATAGATACCGCTATTCTTTCTTTGATTCTGTGATTGTGATGGTGTTCCCATAATAGGTCTTTATTGTAATAACAAAAAATTTACTATTTGTATCATTTGTTCTTTGCCATTGCTTCCTTATGTAAAAGGGTTTGTAGATAATTTACATCTGCATTATAAGCGAGATACAATAAACACTTCTCTAATGGTTCTGCTAATACCTCATCATACTTCATTATATCTCCTCCAGCAAGTTGGTGGATTGAAGAGTAAGCTTTCCACTTTTTGTTAAAATTGACATTATGTGCGGAGGTATCTCCACCTCCTGCTGAGTCTCCAAA